CTGGGTATCACGCCCGCCAATGCTGTTCCTCGCGAGCCATCATGCCTTAAAGCAACAAATGCCGAGAATACATCTCGACTTGTCGCGCAATGCAAAGCAATTTCGGAACCGAACCGGCCTTCATCAGCTTGCAGTTCGCAAAAATCTTGCACGGTCATCATCCGCGAGATCATAAGGCTCTGCAACAATCACCCCAGCGGCCGTTCCTACGTGAAGGATTTCTGCAAAGATTATCCCGCAGATATGGGGCTGCCCGAGGATTGATACGCCCTTTTGCTGCGCTCATTGAGAACCGCGCATGAACTCGGAGCGCAACGCAAATCCGGGATCGCACGCGTTGCACGGGCTGACCCAGACATATGGCGTCCCTGTCGCGGCACCGAGCAGAACCATGATTGCTCCGCGATCATACGATCGGAGCAATCTCGCACCCGATTTGGGTGCATTGTAAACACGCACCGTCGATCCCGTCGTATATAATTTACCACCACCTCTTCTATCAACTTTGTACTTCGTTTTTGGTGGATCGAATGACGGTCTATCGTTCGCTTCATCGTATGCCGCAAAAGTGGCGGCTGGCAGAACAAGCCAAATCACCAACGCTAAGAATGCCGTTAGCCGCATCATCACTTTTCAACTCCATTCAATTGGAGAGCGTCTGGTAGGCTATTGCTTCGATGATGTTCACAAAGAGCACATGTCAGTTGTGATTATTGTCAAGGACGCGAGATGACAGGTCCATGGTGCGACATATTGTCAGCAATTTAGCAGGCCGAAGATAACGTGACACAACAATACATAACTTAGGACAAAAAAGCGCATTGACTGTTCGCCTCCCCATTTGCGGCAAGGGCTTTCTGAATTGGCATGAAAGAACCAAGGTATTAGCTACGCAGTGATTGAGGCGCAGCCACATCATGACCAATACTCTTCGTCGAGATGCTTTGCTCCGGCTGAAGGTCGAAACCGACCTCGCCCAAGCGGTGGAAGCCACGGCCCGCCAGCGCGGCCAGACCATGTCTGAGTTCACGCGCCTGAGCCTGCGCGCTCATCTCGCCCGTCATGGTGTCCGGCTCGGCCCGGATGATGGCCCGCGCACCCCGCCGGCTGCTCCCGCTCTCGCTCGCGCGGCTTGAGGGAGACCGGCATGAACCTCCCCGTCGCCAACATCCGCCACGACCGCCACGTCGCCCCCTTCGCCAGCCTCGGCCGCAGTCGTCCCAACCTGCAGGCGGTCCCACAGATTGGTCCGCGGACCTCGACGCAGATCCACGCCGAGCGTGATGCCGCCCAAGCCGAACGCGAGGCTCTGGAAGCCAGCCGTCCGGACGTGCTTCTGAACGGCACCGCCGACGACGTGGCCAACCTCGACCACCGTGTCGCCCTCACCAAGATCCGGCTCGACCAGCTGGATGTTCAGCACGCCGCTGCAGTGCTTGCCGAGGCTGAGGCTAAAGCTGCTCACGAGGTCGAACAGAAGCGCCGCCGGGATCTGCACCGCAAGGCCATGAAGGCTTCAGCCGAGGTCGAGAAGCTGGCTGCCGAGTACGTCACCGAGGCGCAGCGCCTTGTGCCGCTGTTGGAGCGGATCCGGGAGCGGGCAGCGCTGATCGAGGCTGCCAACTACGCCTTGCCCAACGGTGTCGAGCCGGTTCCGACCGGCGAGCCCCCCTGCCGCTGGGAGGGCCGGCCCGATCAGCCGCACGCCTCAATCGCTGGCCGCGATCGGCATTACCGGTCTCGGCGCGGGCGTGGCCGTGGCCGTGGCCGTGGCCGGCGTCGTCTCGGCGCTCAATTCGCTCGGCAGCAATCTGTCTACTCTAGGGGTGCTGGGCCGTGAAACCGGCATGGCGGCAGACCAACTCAGAGTTTTTCAAAGCGTTGCTAGCAAGTTTGGTGTTTCCGGAGATGCCTCTTCGGCTGCAGCGAAGACCTTCTCACAGAACATGCGCGACATCCGCCGCGGCGTCGGCGAAACGATGGGCTTCCTGCAGTCGCAGAACCAGATCGTAGCGCAGTTCGCGATCAAGCTGAAGGGCACGACAAACAACGACGAAGCCCTCAAGATGGCTGAGGAGTTTCTGGAGCAAATCCCGAATGCGGTGGATCGCGGGCGGTTCGCTGAGAAGCTATTCGGCAACATGGACCTGGGGCGGCTTGGTGATAAACATCTCGGCTCTATCCGGGACCTGAACGCCAAGACGGCTGAAAAGCTAGGTTCCCTTGATCCGAAAACTGTTGAGAGCGCCGAGAGGTACGAAAGAGCGCTGGATAGCCTCCGCTCCTCAATGCAGAAAGTCGGCACGGCTATTGCCACGGAGCTTATGGCGCCGGCAGAGCAGTTTGCGACGTGGGTTGATGATATCGCCTCTGGCAAGCGGAAGGATCTGATTGAGAGCCTGCGTCAGGCAATGCGCGACATCGGCGCGGAGCTGGGCAAAATCGACTGGGTGACCGCCGGTAAGAGCGCTGAGCAAGGCCTGAAGGACGCGGGTGAGGTAGTCAAGTCGCTGGCTAAAGGCGTGAAAGAAGTAGCTGAAGCTATTCGTTACATGCGAGAAGGCGAAGCCGCGCGGGTCGGACGCAGCCTTGATGGGGCCTCCGGCCCGCTACCCCGCAAGCTTGCTCCTCGGGTTGGCGATGATGGAATTGCGGCCAAGGAAGAGATTGAGGTCTTTCGCAAGCAGATCAAAGACCCATCCTTTTATGATTTTGAGAGTGGGACATCCGTCAATTTGTCTTCGCAGAATGGAGAGCGTCAAAAGCAGCTGGAGACGGCAGAAGCACGCCTGAAGGCTCTGCAAAATCGCATCCCCGAGCAACGCCAGAAGGATTTCGAGTCCAGCGAGAAGCTGCGCCGCTCGATTGACGGCCTGTCGGAGCAGCTGAAGCAGCAGCAGAACGGCAAGGATGCGACCGCGCAGAAATCGAGCCTGGACGCTGACGAGCTGTTCGGTGGCGCCCGGATCCAGGCCGCCTCGCTCGGCGCGGCTAGGATCTACGGTGGTCAGGCTGAAGCTCTGGCAGCTCGGGCGGAACTGCCGTCGCTGGCAGCAATGCGGTGAGACGTTGACGAAAACTTTTCGCCGACGTCGGCGCCAAGTTGGCGGTCACGTTTCTCGTCAAGTTGGCGACTTACAGGAGTGGTCAAGTTGGCCACTCCACGGGCTGCAGGCGCAAAGTTTGCGTCTGCAGCCCGCGCAAGCGCAAACTTTGCGGTCGCGTTCGATCAAGCGGCCAAGTTGGCCACATGAACCGTGTCGCCAAGTTGGCGACTTGGTCGGCCGAGTCTCGTCGGCTTGGTGAGGGCCAGCTCAAAGCTGAGGCGTCAGTCCAACGCTGCCATCAACGTAGGTTCGGCGCTTTGCTCCACCTGATAGGACATCGCGATGTTCGCTCCGTGGCTGATGAGCTGAGCCTGGCCGAGCAGCATCATCAGAGCGAACAAGCCCCAGATTGCGACGAATTTAATTGGAGGGCCGTCGTTGATCATTTTCGTCGCTCCTCTGTGGCGAGCAGAGAAAACTGTAATCTCGGAAGCGCAACCGAGCCTCCCCCAAACAGGGTAGACGCAGTGGAAGCCTGGATCTTCGCGGCTGGTATATTGAATGTCCCAGAGCGAAAACTGTTTAGCCTGCGAGATTATCAAATTTCCGTGAAACGGCCGCCTGCGCTTTTCCGGAAATCCCTCACGAACACCGCTCGGGTATCCTCCGCGGACCTACCCCTTCGCGACACACACCGTGACTGCGGTAGCGCCCGCTAAGGGGCGGCCGGTGTCGGCAATCGCCTTCGCTGCCGCTTGGCATGCTTCCTTGGTGGTGAACTCGACGGATCCAACCGACGCGCCTGATCCGGATCCGGCCAGCATGATGATGAGCACGTAGACCAACGCAGCCTCCTCGGTTCGAGGTTGTCACCTAGCCAAAGAACGCTGCTCGCGCATCCGGTGTGGGCGGCAGGTCGCGCGGTGGAGCTACGCAATCCAGCCGAGCACCGCCACCAAGTGATCAGCTTGGGCTCGGGTCAGGCCAGAAGCGATAGCGGCGCCGTTGCGACAGACCGCATAGGTCCCGTCAGCGGACAGGCGGATTTTGATGGAGGCCATGGAGCAAATTCCGCGACTGTATCGCGGCTGATGTCGAAGGCTCAGGACGAGCGGGCAGGGATGTGGTCCCGTCTTCGAAGGAATGAAATGCGGCGGACAGCCTCAGCGTCGGGGTAGTCCGCTCAGTTCTGAGCAAAACCTGACGAACGCCGCTCACGCATCCGGTGCGAGTGGCAGATCACGATAGCGTGAAGGTCTCTGTTACCCAACACGTTACCCAGAAGCTTTTTGGAGAGCCCGAAAACCGAGCTAAGTGACTGGTGCTGCGAGAGAGGATTGAACTCTCGACCTCTTCATTACCAAAAGGGTGCACCTGGCCAACTTCTGGCTTCGTTTGCACCATGATCGTGATCCGTTCCGCCCGCTCCGCGCTCTTGAACCCCGGTTTTCGGGTTCGCAGGTTCACGTGAACCCGTGAGCACTTCATAACTTCAGCCTGCCGGACGGGGGCCGCCGATCTCCAGCGAGCCTGCAGCCTTTCGCAGATGCGCGGGCGAGAAGCGGGCGTAGACGCGCTGGGTGATGATCGCGTCGGCATGGCCGAGGTAGGCGGCGATCTCCTCCATGCGCACGCCATCTTCCGCCATCCATACGGCAGCCGAGTGCCGAAGCATGTGCGGCGTGACTTTCGGCAGGCCGGCGCGCTTCACGGCCTTCCCGAGAGCGGTGCGCACGCTCGCCACCGGCTCGCCGGCCCAGGTGATGACGCGGTCGCCCCGACGGTAGGCGAGAGCGTCGGAAAGGGCAGCGCGCAGGGCGTTCGTCATGGGGACCGTTGCACGACCCTTCTGCGGCCGCAGCACGTGGCGCGGCCCGAGGAACACCAGACCGCGCTCGAAATCGACCCGGTCCCAGGTCAACTCCAGGAGCGCGGCGTTGCGGCCGGCCGTCGAAATGGCGAGGAGCAGGTAGAGGCGCAGGTGCGGGGTCTCGGAGGCGTCGAGCAGTCGCTCGAACTCACGCCGGGTCAGGTGCCGTTCCCGCGCGACCGGTGCGCTCGGCATCTCGATCGCGGGGGCCCGCCCGATCATCCGGCGCTTCTCCGCCCAGAGCAGGGCGGCGCGCAGTTGATTGAGCTCGGTTCGGATCGTGCCGTCGGCCACCCCGAGGGCAGGGGGCTTCCCGGCTGCCTCTAGGCGAGCCTGCTGCGCCGCCGATCCCCGCTTCGCCGAGCGGCGCGTCGCGACATAGGCCCGACAGGTCTTCTCGCTGATCGCATCCGGCTTGAGGTCGCCGAAGAACGGCAGGACGGCTCGGCCGGTCCAGCCCATGTTCTCCGCGATCCGGCGCCCCGCCTTGTCGGCCACATAGGCGTTCCAGATCGTGCGGACGTCCGGGTCTACCGGCCGCTCTGCCTCCGCGACAAGGCGGCTGAACTCTGCTGCCGCGCCCGCTGCATCGCTGCATTCAAGCCGACGACGGCTGACCCGCTTTCCATCCTCGTAGGCTGCGATGCTCCATCCTCCGCGGAGACGCTGGAGCCTGTATTCTGGCATCGCTCATATTCCTCGAGGTCCGCTTCGCGGATCCGGAGCAGCTTCCCGCCGGCTCGGAACGCGGTCAACTCGCCGTTGTCGATCATCTTCCGCACGAGGTTGGCCGAGCACTTCCAGCGCTGCGCAACCTCCGCCGGCGTGTAGCAGATCACGACCTTCCTCCTTCGGTGGGGTAGGGGGATTCGTTCCGGGATAGAGAGCGGACGCTACGCGGCACTGCCCCCTCCCTGCTCCTTCAGACCGGCGACAGGCAGCGCACGGATCGCTCGGGCGATGTCGATCACGTAGCTGTCCCACTCGGGATAGATCTCCCACTGCTTGGCGAAGTCGCTACGGCAGTCGTTCCGTGCGATCGCGGCAGCTGCCTCTCGCATCGCTTCGGCGCCGGCAGCCCAAGCAGCCGCCTCCACCCGCGCCCAGATCGCCTTCACCTCCGGCGTCAGGCTGTCCCACGGGTCGAAATCGCGCGGGCCATGGTCGGCGAAGCGGGCTTCGTAGGCCGCGCGGCCGGGGTCGTGACTCTCAGCCATGCGCCGCCTCCTCATGCTCCTGGTTCCAGTCCGCGGCGATGCGGTCCCAGGCGGCGCCGTCCTCGCCTATCTGCCGGGCAAGATCCGCCATTCGCTGGACGTGCGACTCCGGCGTCATGCCGACGACCGCCAGCGCTTCAGCCCACTCAGAGTCGCTGATTTCGACCGGCCTCTCGCTCCACCACACGACGTCCTGAAGAATGTCGTAGGTGGTCCGCTCATCCCATTCCGGCTCGTAATAGCCGGACATGGCGCCGATCATCGGTGTGCCGGGCAACACGCTCGAGCAGCGAAGGCACCAATCGTCTGACCGATCCGCGCAGTCGCATCGGATCCGCAGCCCATGCGGGCTGTCGCCTTCGGACAGGAACACCTCGCCGTAGATGTTCTCGGGCCAGTGCTTCTCCAGCGCCACCAGCGCACGCTCGGACCAGGTCTTCAGATCAGCCAGCGTCGGCAAAGGGCGCGGGATCGCCGGCATGGGCGCGGCAGGAACGCTTGCTCCCGCCGGCAGCCCAGCAACGACAGCGGCAGCACTGGCAGCCGAGAGGAAGGCCCTGCGGCTGACCGCGCTCATGCCGCCCCCGCGATGTCGAGCGCGTCGGCCGGGGCGAGCTGGTCGATGTTGCGCGTGTGGACGGAGAAGCTGACGGCGACGACCCACGGATTCCGGAGCCACGCGCCCTCACCGTGGATGCTGTCCCAGAGCAGCCAGAACGCGCGGACCGGGTGCTGTGCGTTGACCAGCCCAGGAATGCCGAAGTCGGAATGCTCGGGCGTGCGCAGGTCCTGGATGCCCTCGGCGATCGCGTCGGCCGGGCTCATCTCATTCAACCGCTCGACCCGCACGTCCGTCACTAGGAGCGTGAGGCGCGAGGCCCAGCGCGGCATGTGAATCGAGGGGCGCCAGCGGGGCTTCGATCGATCCCAGCCCGCGGCGTAGATGGCGGCTTGGTCGCGATCCGCTGGGTTGATGGTCTGCTGAACGCCTTCACTCATCCGGTAGGCGGATGACGGCACGAGGGCGTGGTTCTCGCGGACATAGAGGCGGTCGCCGACGCTGATGATCGGGTCGACGCGGTAAATGGCGTCGGCTTCCATGCCGTTCGCTTCGTCGTCCGGATGGACCCACGGCACAGCAAGGTGAGGCCGCGGGCCGCCGCTAATCGGGCTCTTGCTTCGAGCCGTTGCTTTGTCGAACTTTAGACCGGTCCAGGCGGGGCTCTTCGCCGTGACGCGCGATCCGAGGACGTCGCACGTGCCCGGGGTTACGAGGCGGCGCGTCTGCATCTTCCGGCCGGCGAGCAGCGCCTGAACCATCGGCGCCGAGAAGATCATGGGACGGTCAGCCATGGTCAGGCGCTCCCCTTCGTGCCGCCCCAATATTCAGTCGGCATCTCCAGCCGCCGGTCGATCGCACGCTTCAGGGCCTCGGCTACGAGCGCATCGCCGTAGTTCGCCCGCCAGAGATCCACGGCGGTCACGACCATCACGTGGGCGGCGATGTCGGCCTGCATGCCTTCGCTGAAGGGCTTCTCCAGCAGGTCCATAATCCCGCGGGCGAGTTCGGTGACGTGCCGACCCGAGACGTTCGCCATGCCTTCCGGCGGGACGTGGCCGGCCGCGGCCTTGCGCTTCTGCTCACCCATGGACGTCTCCCAAGAAAACTGACGCCAGGAAGGCGAGGAACGCGAGGCAGGGCAGCACGACGCAGCAGAGGCCGGTCGCGCAGAGCAGGAGGATGCCGAGGGTCTCAGCCATGGGCGCCGCCAGTCGCAAGCGCAGAAGCGTCGAGCGGATGGACGGCGGTCTCGCCGCTTCCGCGGATGACCTCAATGGCCTCGCCGTAGTGGGACCGCAGGGCGTCGCTGAGCGCCTCATGCTGGCCGGCAGCGCACTCGACCGGCATGTCGGGGAACTGCGCCAGCACGGCCTCGCGCATCTTCGGCAGCAACGCCGGGAACTGGTGCGTCCAGACAGGGTGCCCCATGATCCATTCGGCTGCCTCATGAGCGAGGCTGAACGGTGCCACGAGCAGCGTGCCGGTGCTCAGGGTCGCGATAACGGCGGGGTCGAAGCTCTTGGTCTCAGCCATGACGGGCGCCTCCCGTCGCGAGGGCGGCGGTCAGCTTGGCGACTTGGCGCGAGAGCCAGCGAATCCGGTCCTTCGCCGTCGCCAGCATCGCCTCATGCTCAACATCGTTGCGACCGAGCATGCCGACGTTGAAGGCCACCTGATCGTCTGTGAGGTGGCCGCCGCAGAGGTGTTCGCGAGGGCGATCATAGCGGTCACCGTGCGGGTCCGGCTCGCCACGGGCGCGCCAGCCAGCGTTGCGGACCGATTCCTCGCCCCAGGCCTTGATGCCGGACAGCGCGAAGTCACGAAACGCATCCTTCTCGACGTCGCGCGCCCAGAGCAGCCATTGCGGCTCCGGGTGCCACTCGTTCGACCGGAGCCCGATCGAGGACGGGGTGATCCGGCGAACGGCCGTCTCGCCGCGCCAGTTCGTGTAGAGGATCGGAACCACCACAGGTCCGTCCTCGCCCTCGCGCGTGATGGTGCTGGACTCGGCCATGGGGCTACTCCGCGATGAGGGGACGGGCGGCGCGCTCAGCCTCGCGCCGACGGCGGGCGGAGGCGTGCAGGTACTTGTCGGGCCGGTCGTCCTGGCCCTTGGCGATGCGTTCGCGGAGCAGGCGCTCCCGCATCTCGTCGTCGGCCCGGCGGCGCTGCTTGCGCTCCCAGGCACGCTGCTCGTGATTGCGCTGTTCGCGACGGCGACGTTCCTGCTCCCGACGCCGCTCGCGCTCTGGGTCAGTCGGGATGCCACGGATCGGATCCCGCAATCCTGGGCCGTCCAGCAGGCCGAGCGCCGCTGCGGCCACCAACATGCGCATGCTTCGAACGCCGCCAACCATGTCGCTACTCCGCGCTCACCAGCGTCTGGCGGAGATCGCCACACAGCCGGCAGTTCAGGGTGATGTCGGTTCGGGTGATGGTGATCGCGCCGGAGCACTGATGCGCTCCGGCCTTCCGTTCGCAGTGAGAGCGGATCAGCGTGTCGCGGAGGCTGCGGTAGATCTCGGCCTCGGAGCGCCGGGCCGGAGCGGGCATGTGGCAGGCGTTCGGCTTCATTCGTCCGCCTCGCTCAGCACATCGTCGAGGTAAGTGCTGCGGAGCGCCTCATAGGCAGCAGCCGCGAGGTGCCACATCATCCGCTCCTGCGGATGGTGAGCCTTGTCGAAGCGGTAGCCCTCCGGCGCCTCGTAATCGTGGAGCGCGTAGAAGGTCCGGGCGAGTTCGTTCGCCTCGCGGATGATCTCGGGCGCGTTCATGCCTCCGCTCCCTCGCCGCTCGCCGGGGCGGAGGCGCTGTCTTCGGCGTCTCGGCTCAAGCTGTTCCGGTGATCGAAGAGCCGCAGCATCAGCTCGGTGTTGGCGGCGAGGTCCTTCTTGATCTCAGCGACGACGATCTCGGCCCCAGGCAGGTCCTTTCCTTCGAGGTCCCGCAGCCAGGAGATGTGGCGGCGCAGCGCGTCCGTGTGGTCCCTGGCCCAACCGAGAATTCGGACCGTCTCGGGGAGCGAGAGGGCGATGCCTGGCGCGTTCTGGCCCTCAGACATCGAACATCTCCGCAATGTCGCGATCGACAGGCAGGCCCATGGCCCGGTTGAGGTGCGCTTCGACGACGAGGTCGGCCATGCTGGGTTCGGGGTTGCGGCCCTGGCTCCGGGCGCGGCGCTCAGCCTCGCGGACCATCGTCGGGTGATCCGGCACGCAGGCGCGGGCGGCCTTCAGCCCGTGCTTCGCCTTCACGTGCGAGAACAGCGCCTCGGTGTCGGCGAGCGTGCGGGTGCAATGGGGGCAAGACAGGCGCGCCATCACGCCGCCTCCCGCCCGCCGGCTGCCCGGATCGCCTTGTCGAGCGTGTCGAAGCTGATCTCGGTGTTCACGGCGACCATGCCGCCGTGCCGGGTCATGTCGCTGTGTAGGTCCCGGGCGGCAGCCTTCGCTGCGGCCAGGATGCCCGAGTCATGCGGGGCGCCAGCCTCCGCGAGTTCGATCTCGCGCGCCAGGATCCGGTGCGCCTCGAGCGTCTCGTCGACGACGAGGCCGCCCTTCTCCATGTCGATCCGGAAGAAGCGGTTCAGGCGGTGGGCTGCCGTGAGGAGGGTCTCGGCGCTCAAAACGGCATCTCCCCAGGCTGTGGCTCGCCGCGCGCTTCGGCGATCGCGTCGATCAGCGCGAGCCGCAGATCTCGCGTCCGGTTCACGCCCATCGGGTGCGAGTCGCTGTCGTCCGGACGGGCGGCCATGAAGCCGCGAGCCCAGCACAGCAGGTCGGCCATGCCGGATGTGAAGCTCTCGGCCTGCGCGACGCTTATCGGCAGGAGGATCCCGGCCGGCCGCTTGGGCTGGATCGTCGCGAGGCGGGCGGCCGCGACCTGCAGGACGCGGTCGATCTCGTCGCCGTCGAGGGGCTCTGCCCCCTCCGTGAGGATGTGCCCGCGCGCCCGCCGCAGCGACGTGGTCAGTTCGGCGATAAGTTGCTCATCGGAGGCCATCACGCGGCCCTCCCGACAGGCCACCGCGCCCGGTCTGCTGCCACGAGCTCGTCGAACCGCGCGCAGCTCTCCGCCGCCATCCGCCAGCCGCGGCCCCAGACCGTCTCGATCGTGATCTGCGCCTGCGCGCGCTGGAGCTTGCTCCGGATCTTGCTGATCCAGACGTCGATGATCTTCTGCTCGGGCGCGTCGTCCCACGTACCGTAGAGCGTGAGCATCGCCCGCTCGTGGTGCAGCACGTTCGGCCCGACCGCGCGCAGCGCGCGAAGCAGGCGCTCCTTGGTATCGGTCAGCCGCCAGGCCTGCGGCAGCAGCGCCGGCGGGGCGAGCGCCTCCTCAAGCAGGCGCACGTGTTCGCGCAGGGTATCTCGCTCCTCCAGGAGAGCGATGACCTGCTCGCGGGTGAGGTGATGATCTCGGACGGCCATCACGCGTCGGCCCCCTCACGCTCGCGGGCGGCGACGCCATCGCGATGGCCGGCTGTCCAGTTTGCCAGCCGGGCAGGGTCATTCCGGATCTCATCGCTCAGGCACTTCTTCGTGCCGGCCTCGCCGTCGCGGAATCCGCGGTCGTAGTCTGGGCTGGCCGGATTGATCGCGGCCTCGTCCTGTGCCTCCTCGCCGGCCGCGGCCTGAGCTTCCAGATCGTCGGCAGCCTCACCCTCCTCGGCTTCCTGAGCCGTGGGCTTGCCGGCCAGCGCATTGAGGCGCGCCGAGAGGCCCCGGGCCGGCGTGACATCGCGGGCGTGCGCGGCGCCGGGCGGCGGCGGGGCGAGCTCGTCCTCGCCGTAGACGCCGAGCAGCACGTCCGGGAAATGCCGGCGGCACAGGGCACGGCCCGAGTAGTAGGCGTGCTGCTGATCCGGGTCGGCCTTCCAGAGCGGCGAGTTCTTCGGCGTGATCAGACCGAACTCGGGCGAGATGTACTCGGCGATCTCATCCGGATCGTCCGCGAGCCGGGCCCAGGCGCGGCAGACCCGCTTCACTCCGGTGCCGGTGAACTCGAACTTGATCCGCCCCTTGATTGGCGCCCGCTTCAGGATCACCGCCTGGACGAGTTGCGACTCAAACGCGATCTGGTCGTTGACGAAGTAGCTCTTGTTGGCCACCGCGAACGGGGACATGCCCCACTCGACGGCCTGGGTGCAGATCGCGAGACAGGCGCCGACGTTGCCCCTCAGGTGCTTCCGCACGCCGCTATTGGCCACGGCCATCATCTTCGCGAAGTTCATCACCTCGGAGGCGCTGGCGAAGGCGAGACCGCCGGCCTGCGACGACACCGCAAGGGTGTCCATCCCGCGCTGATCGATGCGCTCCGCGATGCGGGTCTCGGTCTCGGACAGGGCGAGTGCGTTGCCGGTGCTCATGCTGCGGCCTTCCTGGCGTTGCGAATGCGGATGACGGGGAAGCTCGTGGCCTTCATCGTGAAGGCGTTCCGGTGCTGCATCGTCCGAGTGATCTCGCGCCCGTCGGCGAGGCGCCCGACGGTGGCACCGGCCAGCTTCGCGACGATCTCGGCGTCGATGGCGGTACGGCGCGCCTTGTCGGCCTTGGCGCGCGCGGCGATCTCGTCCCGTTCGTCGAGCAGGACCGGGAGGTGGTTCTCGGCCGTGAGGTCGGCTGGCTCGGCGTCGGCGTTCGGCGGCCACAGTTCGGCGATCGTGTCGCCGTCGCGGGCATAGTCGGCGGCCGGCGGCTCTCCGCTCTCGACCCGGTCCCAGAAGGCGCCGGCCTCATCGACGAGCCGATCCCAGATCCCGGCATGAAGCGGGATCTCGATCACGTGCAGGTCGAGGCCATAGCCAACGACGAGGAGCGCCACGCAGGCCCAGCTCGCGCCGGTCAGCTTCGCCTCGACGATGGCCTGCACGGCGATCCAGAGCGGCAGGCGCACGCCGCCGTCCTCGTCCTTCCACTTCCGGCGGAAGATCAGGTCCGAGGTCGTCTTCACCTGCACGACGCCGCGGCCCGCACGCTCCGGGTCGATGGCGTATGCGTCCGGCGTGCAGCCGATCCGGGCGGCCGGAGCGCGCAGGTACTCGTTGCCGCCGGCCTCGACACGCCACATCGGCCGGTCCTCGGCCAACATCTGCAGTGCATCGTCCTCGAGAAGACGGCCGCGGCGCATGGCCGGTGTCTCGGTCGGATCCTCGGCGAGCAGGCCGCTCTTCAGCGCCCACAGCTCGAAGGCGGTCATGTACTCGTGCTCGCCCAGCAGCGCGCCAGCGGTCGACGCGGTCACGTCCTGCGAACGGGCAGCGAGCCAGTCCTCACGCGTCGTGAAGGGGATGCGTTCAACCTTCATGGTCGAGCTCCAGGGGCCCCATGAACCCGGGCCGGTAGCGCCGGCATTCGAGGGAGCGCCCGACGCGCTCGGCCTCGCGGGTGATCAGCTCGAGGTGCTGGCGGACGGCCGCGAAGTCAGCTCGGCGCGCCGGCAGGTCGCCGAAGCGCGTGCCGGTCCCCTCGAAGGCCTTCATGATCGCGACGGCGAGGTCCTCCTCCCGCCGCGGCATCGTCGCGGTGACGTAGCCCTGGTCGTAGAGGCGCAGCGCGACGTCGCGCGGGGTGATGAGCGGCGCGGGTTCGGCACGCGCGGCGGCGCGGGGCATGTCTGCCTCCTGAGGGGTGAGCACGGCGCCGAGAAGCGCGAGCGTGGCGGCGTCGAAGGGGGAGAGGATCACCGCGGTCACTCCGTCTGGAGATCGTCGACGATGGCGGCGCGCTCACCGGTGTCTGCTGCCAGGCGGTGGACGTGAAATTCCGTGACGCTCTTCGGCCGGCCGCTGATGAAGGCGCGAGCTGCGGCGAGGTCGATGCAGGCCTCGACCCGCACCAGCTTGGCGATGCCGTTGTCGTTCCCGATGCCGTCGCGGCGGACCGCGATCACCACCGCCTCGAGCAGTTCCTCGGCGTCGATCGTCCGGGAGTCGTGGATCCCGACGACGTACCGGCGGCCGGACCTGCCACGCCAAGCGGACAGCGGCAGAGCGGGCGCGCCGCGCAGGCCGCGGCTCGACTTGAGCATCTCTTCGCGCGGGAGAGCCTGAGCGGCCGACATTACGCGGCCTCGCGGTATTCGGCGGCCTCGAAGTCCGCCTGCGCGGCCGCCTCAGCCTCTTCCGCGTCGAGCAGATCGTGGGCGTAGCCGTAGGCGGCGGCCTCGCAGTCGAAGCCGTCCTCGACCAAGTCCGTGCCGAGCCAGAGGGCGAAGCCGCGGCCGCGCTGTGCGACGGCGTAGGGTGCGATGTCGAAGAAGGCGCGCATCAGCGGGCCGCCCGGTAGGCGGCGACGTGATCAACGATCAGGCCGGGAGCGAAAGGTCCCAGGCCTAGCACCAACATGGCCAGGCCGACGTAGGTCAGCACCTCGGGCAGCGGCGCGGTCGAGAGGTAGAGGTCGAGGGCTTGGAACACGGTGCGCTCCATCGCGGCGGGCGATGGAGTAAATTAGCCAAATGGCAAAAGCGGCGTCAAGCGATTTTTGCCATTTGGCGAAATTAGTCGGGCGCTATGGCCCGCCCGTCAGTTCAATGGTTCCTGGCGGATGCTGACTAGGGTCGCAATCGGCGCCTCGCATTCAGAGCAGCCGAAGTTCTGCCGCTGAAGCCAAGCGCTCTCCAGCAGCTCATCCACGCTACAGGGGGCGTCTTCCAGGTCGGGCGACTCGATCGTCCGCTTCGTCATGTGGTGGCAGTTGTGGCACCGCAGGCGCATCGTGAACCGCGCCCGAATCGTCGACACCTCAGCGAACATCCGTAGGCTCCTCCTTCTCGGATGTTCGCACTTTGTTCCGCTCATGAGGCGGAGTCGAGGGCAGCCTCAACCTGCGGTTCGGTCTGTGGATAGCGGGGGAAAGGCGTCGTCGCTACGACTACTCGAACCTGCGCCGTAGGTTCGGCCGCACTCGCATGGAGACGTCGCGCACCAAGCCGATCACCTCCATTGAGTTCCATTCTACCGTCTGCGGGTTGTTCGGCACCTTGATCGGCTTGTGCTTCTTGTTGGTTGAGCGCGGACAGAACCAGACTTCGTCCTCGTGCAGCTCTACCTCTTTCACCGACCATTCGCGCAGATGGCCTCCTTCTCGAGTCCGCTGGAGGACAACGATCATACCGTCGAGGAACGGCTGGCCAGTCTGCTCGAAGTCGACACAGATCACACGGCTACCGTCGGGGATCGGCGGATCGGCCGAGTTCATGCTGTCGCCTTCAACAGTCAGAGCGAACCGGCGCGCCTTCGGAAAGTCCTCGTCTTCCGGCTCGAACACGTATTCCGGCTCCGCGTCATCGAACTCGACAACCTCACGGAATACGCCTGCGGCCGTGCGGCCCGCCACCGGGATAGGGAGAAGGCTCTCGTAAACCGGCGCAACCGGCGCAGGCTCCGCCCCCATCAAATCAGAGACCGAGCATTCGAGGACGTGCGCCAGGTTCTCTAGATCGATCTTCCGCGGCTCGCGCTCTCCGGTCTCGAAGCGCTGCACCTGCGAGATTGATAGGCCAACCATCGCCGCAAGCTTCTCAAGCGAGAGCTTGCGCGCCTTCCGACGCCTCTTGAGTTCCGGCATAGCCATTCGGCGAAGTTGAGGGGATGCAAACCGGCTCTCCAGAGCCAATCGGCAAATCGCCCGTTGACTTTTTTCGCCATTTGGCAAAATCATGAGGCATGGACCTCGCCGCCTATCTCGCTGAGCGCAACATCAAGCCCGCGACCTTCGCGGGCGAGATCGGTGTTCCGCCCTCCACCATCACGCGCATCCTTCGTGGCGAGCGAGATCCGCGCGGGGCCACAATCCGGAAGATCGTTGCCGGCACGGGCGGGAAAGTCTCCGCCGCTGAGCTGATTGCCGGCCCAATCGCTTCCAGAGAGCCGGAGGCCGCCTGATGCGCGCCCTCCTCGCCATCCTCCGCGCGCCGTCCCGCTGGCTGGACCGGCGGATCGACGCGCGGATCGAAGCTCGAGAGAACGCGGCCATCGGTAAGCTGATCGATGCCGCTAACGGACTTGCCGACACGGCGAGATCCGCCATCGACCGTCAAAACGCGTCGCTTGAAGACGCGGCGCAGGCGTGCCGCAAGCTGGACGCCGCGCAGAGTTTCGGTCGCGTCATTCATCGGGAGGCGGCTCGCCAGCAAGGGCTTGGTGCAGCGCGCGGATCGTTAGGATCTGCCCAGCATGGGCGTTCTGACGACGCTGGCTCTCCTCGTGGAGACGGAGATCCGCGATGAGCTGTTCGCGCGGCAGAACGTCAGCATCGGCCAGAATTACATACAGGCTGCGGACGATGACTTGCAGCCCCGACACTTGGGCGCGCAACTCCTCAATCGTTTCGCGGTCGCTTTCCATTCTCAGCTCCATCGGTTTGGTTCGCACCTCCGATGTAGCGCGCGCGGCCGCGGTGGCGCCTCACCGTGCGTCGCGCGTCGCCATTCGGAGTAGCGCGCGATGACCGCCGCCCTCCTCCTCTTCCAGGTCTGGACGCTCTGCTGCGGCGCTGTCGGCGCAGCGATCCTGCTCGGCATCGATGCGCGCCGGATGGTTGTGGCCAGCCCCGTGCTCGCCGCCGCCTTCCTCGCCCTTCGAGTGCTGGTCTGATGGCTGGCCGGATCGACAAGGCGGAATGCCGGGTGCTCCGAGCAAAGGGCTGGACGCTCAAGCGGCTGGCCGAGCGCTACGGTGTCTCGAAGCCGGCGGTCTGCAAGGCATGTGAGGGCATCACGTGCGGCATCGACCATAGCTTGGTCGGCGCGCGTGCCAGTATCGCCAAGCGCAGCGCTGCGCGGGTCCAGAAGCGCGATCGTGCGCGCCTCCTGTTCGAGGATGGCTACGGTCCGAGAGAGATTGCGCCGATGGTCGGCTGCTCCGTCTCCCTCGTCTACGACTATATTCGGGACCTGCGCTTGAAGCAGGCGCCCATCCAGGTCCCGGCCTGGGTGCCGGCCGATCTCCGTGACACCTTCGAGAAGATGGGGCGCCGTAGGGGCGAGGAGGTTGCAGCCTCCTTTGTCCGACGCCTGAAATCGGAGGCCGCCGCATGTCGGTAGCCTCATCAGCTTCGCGCGCATCGCGCGATCATGGGCCCCGCGAGGGGCGCACTCTGCTGAGTGTTCCTCCCCATGACTGCCGGAGCCTTCGGGCTCCGGCCCTTTCTTCCGCATCCCTGCCTGTGTGCTGCCAGGCCCCCGGCCGGGATGCTCTGTGCGTGCCTGCGTACCTTCATCGTTCGCAGAGAGTTCGCTGATGTCGGCCGCCTCCTGCATTCCCGGCCAGTCCTCGTCGTCCTCCTCGATGTTCGCAGCATCGAGGAAAGACATGGGAAAGTCTGGACAGGTCGTGGGAAGGGTTTCACCTTCCGATGACCGAACATTCGCAGAACGCGTGTCGACGTTCCTGCGCAGGATGCACCCGGTCAAGACGGCTCATTGCGTCGAGGTCGAGGCCGGGATCCCGGCGACGACCGTCCGGAAGTGGCTGGAGCAGGGCTGCGCGCCGAGCGGCAAGCACACCGCCGCGCTGGCCCGCCGGTACCGCGGCTTCCTCTGGGCGGTCTTCCCGGACGCCGAGAACGAGTGGGTCGCGGAAGTCGCGCGCCAAGACGAGCTCGAGCGCTTGGAGCGGCAGGCCGCCACGATCCGTCAGCAGATGTCCGACGTGCTCAGGGGGCGCCTGTGATCTGGCTCGCCCGCCTCGCCCGTCTGGCTGGCTTCGCGCTGCGCATCCTCTCGCTGCCGTTCCTGGCGATCGGCTGGCTCGCTACTCCGATCCTGTGGGGCGCGCGGGTCTGCCTCGACCGCGCCCGCGAATGGGACCCGCGCCTATGGGACCGCGACCACGACCCGCGCAGCGACACCCGGGAGCGCCGGCCGTGACGCGCCTCCCCATCCGCTTCCCCGGCTGAAAGGCCCGCCCACGCGGGGCGCTCCCGCGCGACCAGGAGGCCCGCGGTGGCCGAGAAGCTGAAGAACACCAAGGCGAAGGCTGGCATCCACCCCGAGGTGCTGAAGTCGCTCATCTCCAAGTGCGACAGCATGAAAGCCGACATGGACGAGTCCCGCGGCGAGCTGGGCGCGGCCGTGAAGGATGCCGAGGAGGTGCACGGCATCAACCGGAAGGCATTCAAGCTGGTCCTGTCGCTGAAGCGCATGGAGCAGGACAAGCGGGACGAGTTCCTGAAGTCGCTGACCGACTACGTCGAGAAGCTCGACCTCGGCCCGCAGGCGGATCTCTTCGACGAGGGCGACGAGGCTGGCCGACGTGCTGGTCAGGACGCCGCGGCCGCCACAGACGACCAGGCCGCCGAGAACACCCGTCGCCTCAAGGGCGGCATCAAGCAGCTGGCGCACTGAGCCATGGCGCTGCCGAAGATCCTCGCTCTCGACCTCGCCACCCGCCTCGGGTGGGCCTGCGGCTCTCCAGACGGCGAACCGACCTATGGCTCGAAGCTGCTGCCGTCGACCGGGCCCGAGATCGGACGCTTCGGCGACGCCTATGACGAGTGGCTCCTCGACATGATCACGCTGGAGAGCCCGGCGCTGGTCGTGTTCGAGGCGCCGTTCGTTGGCGGCACCGGCAACGCGAACACGGCCCGCAAGCTCATGGGCTTGTGCTGGCAGACCGAGCTCGCCTGCTACCGCCGGCAGATCCGGTGCATGGAGCACGGCAACACCAGCGTGAAGAAGCTCTTCGCCGGCAGCGGCCGCGCCGAGAAGCACGAGATGATCGCCGCGGCGCGGCGGCATGGCTGGGATCCGAAAGACGACCACGCTGCAGATGCCCTGGGCCTATGGGCATGCGCGGTCCACGAGAAGGCGCCGAAGTACTCGCGCCTAAAGCTCGGCGCCCTCGGAGGCCGGGCGGCATGACGTGGCCCTTCGGCGATCTGCAGCCCTTCGGCTTCGACATGCTCATGGTGGATCCGCCGTGGGCCTTCGCGCTGCGCTCCGAGAAGGGCGAGGCCAAGAGCCCCCAGGCGCAGTACGCCTGCATGCCGCTCGACGCGATCAAGGCTCTGCCGGTCGCGCAACTCGCCCGCGGAGACGCCTTCCTCTGGCTCTGGGCCACCAACCCGATGTTGCCGCAGGCGCTCGCGGTGATGTCGGCATGGGGCTTCACATTCTCCACCTCCGGCACGTGGGTGAAGACCACCTCTGGCGGCAAGCTCGCGTTCGGCACCGGCTACGTGCTGCGCAGCGCCTCCGAGCCGTTCCTGATCGGGCGCCTGGGCCGGCCGCGCGCCGGGCGCGCCGTTCGCAGCGTCATCATGGCGCCGGCGCGCGAGCACAGCCGGAAGCCCGACGAGGCGTATGCGGCGGCTGAGGCGCTTCTGCCTGGCGCCCTTCGCCGCGCGGACCTGTTCAGCCGCGAGACCAGAAGTGGTTGGGAATCCTGGGGTTCAGAGCAGGGGAAATTCGATGCCGCTGCTTAAGACCTGCACCGCCTGTGGCGTCAGCAAACCCGAAGACGTCGCGCATTTCTTCACGCACAAAGAGTGCCGTGGCGGCTTGGACACGGCCTGCCGAGTTTGTCGACAGGCGGAGCGCAGAGCTTGGCGTCGACGTAACGCTGAGCGTCTCGCGACACGACGGCGTGCTGTCTATGCTGAGCAGAACGGTGAGCGTCACAAGGCGCTGGAGGCTGCTCGGAAGGAGCGTCACCCGTTCCGCGTGACGGCCGAGAACCTCATTGGTGGGCTGCGTGATCGTGCCAGCAAGCATGGGCATGAGCTAGCACCGGAGTTGCGCACGAAGGCTTACGTCGAGGCGTGGCTTCGTCGTCAGCCGCACTGCGAGTGTTGTGGCGTGGAGTTGCTCTACGGGCCGAAGTCCGGCCAGAAGCATGACGCCTCCCCGAGCTTCGACAGGTTCGACCTCGCCGAGGGATACACTCTGCGAAACACCGCGCTGATCTGCTGGCGCTGCAACAACATTAAGCGGAACTACCGCGAGCAGGATCTGCGCCTTGTTGCCGACTGGATGGAGCAGCGCCGCCTGACCGCCTGGGGCCACGAGGCCGGGAAGTTCGACCCGGCCGCGCCGCTCCCGATGGCAGCGGAGTAGCGCGATGGCGGATTTCCACGACCTCGACGAACTCATCGCTGATTTGATGGTCGACGCGCTCGGCGACTACGCCGCGAACCAGGAGCTGCAGGACTGCTTAATCGCTGCGCTGGGCAATGCGATCGCGTTCCAAGCCGACGGCGACACTGCACTGGCCGACCGGCTGTGCGAGCGCGCCAGCATTCAGATCATCGAAGCAGCGGCCCTGTCGGCCACCTTCCAGGGCACGGCGGGCCGGCCATGAGGAACGACCCCGACAACGTCCTCCCGTTCCGCCCGTCCGACGCGCCGGCCGCGCCGCCGCATAACATCGAGGTCGAGCAGGCGCTGATCGGCATCCTGATGCAGAAGCCGGATCACGTGCCGGCCGTCGCGCAGCTCGTCCGCCCAGAGCACTTCTACTTCGCCGACCACCAGGAGGTGTTCGCGATCATCGAGGCGCTCGTGGCAGCTGGCAATTCGCCGACGCCGATGGCGGTGAAGGGCTACCTGCAGCGGCCGAACATCGGCGATCGAGCGGCCATCCTCTACCTTACCGCTTGCACGGCGGACCTGCTGAACTGGGACGCCGCCGGCCATGCGCAGATCGTGCGTGACCTCGCATCCCGCCGGGCCTTGATCGAGATCGCCGACGCGTTGGCCGAGAAGGCGCGCACGTCCATCCCGGGTACGCTGGCGCAGGGGATCATCGACGAGACCGAGCAGGCGCTGCTCGACGTCCGCGCGATCATTCCTCAGGCGCATCTGGCCGGCCAGACCGCCGAGCAGGGCACCGCCTGGATGCTGGAGCGGATCGCTGGGCTTCGGTCCGGTCTGCTCGAATCCACCGCGGTGAGCTCCGGCATTCCCGACCTCGACCGCGTCACAAGCGGCGGCTTCCAGCGGGGCCAACTGTACCTGCTGTCCGCGCGCCCCGGCATGGGCAAGACGGTCGCCCTGACCTCGCTCTCTCGCCTCGCGGCCCGGGATGCCGGCGTGCTCGTGTTTCAGTGCGAGGTGACCCGGGACCAGCAATGGGCCCGGTATCTCGCCGACCTCTCCTACGTCCACAACCGGCCGCTGACGTTCGGCAAGATCATGGCCGGCGCCGATCTCGACGACGAGGAGGTCTGGCGCTTGGAAGACGCGGCCAAGCGGCTCGACCGGTTGTATCTCAAGGTCGAGTGCGAGCCCTCGATCAGCGTCGCGCAGATCACGTTCGGGGTGAAGCAGGAGAAGCGGCGCCTGGAGAAGCTCGGCGTCCGCCTCGGCGTCGTGTTCATCGACTACCTGAAATACATCAAGGCGTCGGACCGCTATCAGGGCAACCGCGTCCTGGAGATCGGCGAGATCTCAGGCTCGCTGAAGCAGCTGGCGAAGGCCGAGGACATCTGCATCGTCCTGCTGACACAGCTCAATCGCCAGGTCGAGGCCGAGGGCCGTACCGATCGCCGCCCCGGCCTCGCAGACCTCCGGGACTCGGGCGAGCTGGAGCAGGACGCCGACACGGTGATCTTCCTCTACCGCGAGGCCTACTACCTCGAGAAGAAGTTCAAGGCGACCGGCGACGCTGAGATCGGCACCCGTCTGATCGAGCGCCAGAACAGCCTCGAGATGATCCTCGGCAAGAACCGCTCCGGCCCGACAACGACCCTGGATCTATGGGTCGACGTGGCCTCCTCCAAGATCGCTCCAACCACGCAGGGGCTCGCCTGATGGCCCGTATCCGCACGATCAAACCCGAGTTCTGGACATCGGAACAGGTGATGGAGTGTTCCGCGAATGCTCGCTTGCTGTTCATCGGGCTCTGGAACTTCTGCGACGACGTTGGCCGGATGGCGATGTCGCCGAAGCGGATCAAGGCGCAGATCCTCCCGTCGGACGACGTTACGTCTTCTGACGTTCTTGGAATGCTCCAGGAATTATCTGCGAATGGCCTAATTCGGTTCTATACAGTTGATGGGAAAGACTATTTGGCCGTAACCGGCTGGCAGCATCAGCGTATCGACAAGCCGCAAAAGCCACTTACACCCGATCCGCCCGACCCCCATTCGCCGAACGATCCTGGAAGATTCAGCGCTGGAAGGGAAAAGGAAAAGGATAGGAAGGGAGATAAAACCGGCGGCGGCGGCTCACCCCCGCGCGAGCCCTTGCGCGAGGCCCCGACCCGCCACCAGTCCGCAGCGGCCCCGGCGGAAGCAGGCGCCGCCGCCGCGCCGCCTACCGATCGCGAAACCTACGATCGCATCGAGCGTCGATGCCGGGCCTTGCTGCCAACCGACTGGGTGAATGACGCCTACGCCGGGCCGATGGTGAAGCTGGTGGCTGACGGCGCGGACCTCGAACGGGAGGTCGCCCCGGCCGTGCTCGATATCGTCGTCGGTCGTCGCTCACCGATCCGGACATGGGCACTGCTCGCCAACGCGGTCGCAGAACGGATCGCGGCACAGCGGAAGGTTCGGGTCGCAGATGGCCTCTCGGCCATACCGGCCGCACCAGTCGCCGAGGAGGACAAGATCGACCTCGGGTCGCCCTTCGGTCGCTGGCCGGAGACGGCGCTCCGTGCCGCAGTCGCCAAGCACCGCGAGATGGGTGGTTGGGTCGACCACGTGTTCGGGCCACCGCCCGGCCAGCCCGGATGCCGAATCCCGCCCCGCCTCTTGCTCGAGGCTGCGTGATGGGCCGCCCGGCAACTCGCCCCGCGCCGAAGTCGGGAATTGCGCTGCGCTACCAGCGGCAGCTTCGAGAGGCGGCAGCGGCGCTCGCCGCCCAGGCCGGGCAGTTCCGCGAGATCCGGGCTGTGCAGGCCGGGGCAGTCGAGCCTGCGTCGACACCCCTGTCCGGTGCGGGAGACGGCGCTGCCGAATCCGTCATCGGTATACCGATATCGGAACAAGATCAGCGGGTTGAGGTGGCGCCGGAGGCGCGGGTCAAACCCCGAAAAGCCGCCCGGAATATGCACGCCGCTATGTCGGCTGAGCCGGAGGCCGAGCCCTCAAACGTCCCGGCAAAAATTAGCGTGCCGCCGCTCCAGCCCGGCACTTGGCCGATCGCCGACCTCCGCGAAGGCCAGTGCCGATTCGCCTGCACGCCGCACGGCGCTCGGCCGGAAGATCACCGGTTCTGCGGCGAGCCGGTCGCTTGGAAGGGCGGCAAGCCAACCAGCTGGTGCCGGGAGCACCTGCCGGTGATCAGCGGCGCGCCAGGCCGATCGCCCGGTGGCGCCAGCGAGGCGGATCTCGAACGGGAGGCACGATGACCAACCGGCTGACGAAGAAGCAGCGCCAGAAGCTGAAGCGGGAGACCGAGGCCGCCCACAAGCGGTTCATGCGGCGGGGCGAGATCCTGCACGAGGAGCGGGCCGCGCGCGACGCGGCCGACGCCGCCAAGCCGGCCGAGAGCCCGCGGGAGCGCCACCAGCGGGAGCAGCGCGAAAAGGAGGCTGCACGGATCGAGGCGCGCCGCGCCGAGCACGCGCTGCCCGAGGGCAAGGTCTGGGCGATGGTCGAGGCCTGCGTCGGCCGGACCGGCGAGCTGTGCGAGAAGCTCCGGAAGGCCGAGATCCCGTTCTTCCGCCCCCGGGACGAGATCGAGCAGGTCCTGCACTCCGGCCGTGTCCGCCGGGTGCAGGTGGCGCTGTTCGACCGCACGGTGTTCGTGGGCCTGAAGGAGCGGGGTCAGCTCGAGGAGCTCGCAGCCGCTTACCCCTGGCTGATGGAGCGGCGGGTTTACGGGCCGATTCCGGGCATGCGCCACGACCGGGAATGGACCTGGGACGTTGAGCAGGTCGAGCGCCGCGAGGTCGGCCGTGACGAGGACGGCAACCCGGTGATCCTGGCGCGCACCATTCCCGACAGCGAGATGCGCGAGTTCGCCGACGTGCTGATCGGCGCGGCCCCGCTGTTCGACGTGGATGCGCCCTACGAGATCGGCGAGGCGGTGCGCGTCACCGACGGTAGCTTCGCCAGCTTCCCCGGCGTGGTCGAGGAGATCGATGCCAGCCGCGGTCGGGTGAAGGTCGCGGTCTCGATCTTCGGTCGAGCCACGCCGGTCGAGCTGGAGTTCGGACAGGTCGAGCGGCAGTAGAAGTTTTCCACAGACCCGGTTTGACTCCGGGAATCGGGTCTGAATCTATGGCCCCGCACCACGCGGTGCCGGACGACCGCCCCTTGTACTCCCCGTTTTCGGGTCGAAGGATGAGCAGGCGGCCCGGAGGGAGGTTTCGGACCCCCTCTTTGCTACGAATCTGCCCCCAGTCACGATGCCGAGGCTGCGATGCCCGATCCCCGCCTCATCGCCTACGCCAACCTCTGCCACGCCGTCATGACCGCAGGCTTCGTGCTGTGGCTCGATCTGGTGGGTGAGATGCTGATGGGGCGGCGGTGATGGGCGGCTATTGCTGCCCTGAGGTGGGCGGCATCGCTGCCATCAGAAGCTGATCGATAGTGTCGCGGAGGCTGGTCATCGCTCGCAGGCTGCCCCGCAGGTGAGCCGTGATCACGTGTTCGGCTGAAATCGTCCCATCGTCATTGGTCTGCGCGAAGACTTGCGCAGCTATTGTCAAACGACCGACGCCGTCCATGGTGCCAAAGAACGGAACCTCATCGAAGCTGATGATGGGAGCGTGATCGGCTTCGACGAAGCTGATCTTCGGCTTCGGGGTGGTAGCGGCTGGCTTCGACATGGAAGTACCTCGTCATGCTCGCGGGCATAATGCGGTGCGCTTTGTGGCGGTCGAAGGGCGTTCGGTTCAGGGCTTGCAGCGGACGGTGCCGTGCCCGTTAGCTTCGACATGCGGGAGTTCGAGCGGGCTGCCTCTGGCATCGGTGCCCTGCAGGATCAGATCCCATTCGCGCTGAGCCAGTCGCTGAATGATGGCGTCGATGCGGCTCGCGACTACCTGATCACGCACACGTGGCCAGCGCACGTTTCGGTCCGCGATGCGAACTTCATGAAGGCGTCGCTGACCACTAAGGGCTCTAGGGCGACGAAGAAGAACTTACGCGTCGAGCTTTACGACAAGCTTGGACGCGGCCACCTGAAGCTCCACGAGACCGGTGGCACGAAGCGACCGAGCAAGTCGAAGATCGCGATCCCTGATCGCAAGCTCCTCGATAGGCGCACCGCGCGGGGTGTCCCCAAAGGCACGCGACCGGGCAAGGCCCCGAACACCTTCCGCAAGGGCGACGTGATCTACCAGGTCACGGGCGGCAAGAAGAACCGGAAGCTGAAGCTGCTCTACACGCTGAAGGCCAGCGCACCGATCAAGGGCGTCGTGCCTTTCCATGCGGACTTCGACGCAGTCATGCGCCGCGAGGTGGCGCGGTCATTCCCGAACCGGATCCGGGCGGCAATGGCGTCGAGGCGGCGATGAGCCTGTACGACGAGACGCTCGAACGCCTGATGGCTATGGCCGATGCCCTGGCCGTGAAGGGCTACGACAAAGACTGGCTCTGCCTTGATGGCGATGAAGCACATGCGGCGCGCCTCGACCTCGAAGCGCTTCAGCACGCGATCGCCATGATGAAGGATGAGCGGCGGCTGCATAGGAAGGCCGTACAGGCTACCTGAGCGCCGAGGCTGGGTTGCGAGGCAGGGAGGGCCCACGGCCCTCCAGCCTGCCCCCGGCCCCACGAGGAGGGTGCTCAGTTCCTCGGGTCCTTCCACGGGGGTACCACCCCAGAGGTAACGCGCGAGGCTCGGGCCTTTCCCAGCGATGAAACAGCGTAAGGGGACGTCAGCAGCATGGCGACGGTAGGCCAAGCGGCGGCCCATGTGTTCCTTGCAGAGCGGAACTTCTACGAGCTGCTCGACCGCGGCGTCGTCGAACGGCAGCCCGCCGGCGAGTATGACCTCGACATCGTTCGCGAGGAGGTGATCCGGCAGCTCCGGGCGGCCGCATCTGGCCGCGAGAAGAAGCCCGGCGCGCTGGACGGCGAGTTCGAGAAGGCCCGCAAGGACAAGGAACTGGCGGATCGCACCGCGCTGCAGAACGCGGTCACGCGCGGCGAGCTCGTCGCGATCGAGGAAGTCGGGAAGCAGGTCGAGCGCGAGTACGCTGTGGTGCGCGAACGCCTCCTGGGCATCGCCGGCAAACTCGGCTCGGACCTGACGCCGAAGCAGGTCGCGCGCATCGAGGCTGAGATCCGCGACGCCCTGGAAGAGTTGCATGACCCAGGCGACATCGCACGACGGCTCCCTCAGCCTGACGACGAGGCTGGCGAGGGCGAGGACGATTTTGAGGCCGCCGCCCCGGCTCGACCTGGTCGAGTGGGCTGACACCTACCGGCGCGTTTCGGCGAAGAACTCTGCAACGCCGGGTCGGTGGCGCACGGCGGTCCAGCCCGCGGCGCTCGGCCCGATGCGGGCGGTCACCGATCCGGAAACGCACATCGTCACGGTGGTGGCGGCCACGCAGGTGCTCAAATCCGAGCTCCTGATGAACACGGCCTTCTATTTCATCCACCTCGACCCCTCGCCGATCCTCTTCGTACAGCCGTCGCAGAAGGCGGCCGAGAGCTTCTCGAAGGAGCGCTTCCAGCCGACGGTCGCCGAGACGCCGGTCCTGCGCGAACTGATCAAGGCGCCGAAGGCCCGCGGCTCCGAGAACACGATCACCCACAAGGATTACCCGGGCGGCTCGCTCGACTTCGTCGGTTCGGAATCGCCGACCGATCTGGCCTCCCGCCCGAAGCGCGTGGTCCTGTGCGACGAGATCAACAAGTACCCGCCGAGCGCCGGCAAGGAGGGCGATCCGCTCCTGCTCGCCGAGGAGCGGGCGTCGACCTACAAGGACGTGCGCCGGCACAAATTCGTGCGGGTCTGCTCCCCGACGGTGAAGGACGCCTGCCGGATCACCGGCGAGTACGAGAAGAGCGACCGGCGCCAGTGCTTCGTCGCCTGCCCGCACTGCGAGCATAAGCAGACGCTGGCCTGGGCGCAGGTCCGCTGGGTGAAGGTTCTGGCCGACGGCTCGGAGACCTTCGACCCGCCGCCGAATGCCGAGGTGGTCTACCACAAGGCCGAGACGGCGGTGATCACCTGCCGGGAGTGCGGCGAGCCCTGGACCGAGACCGAGCGGCGCGAGGCGTTGCGTGCGCTCGAGCACCGGTCCGACTACGGCTGGCGGCAGACGGCGCGGTTCACATGCTGCGGCGAGGAACAGTCGCCGGAGACCTGGGACGATGAGGGCCGGTCGCGCTGCAGCCATTGCGGCGAGCGCTCGGCCTACGATGGGCATGCCGGCTTCCACGTCTCGAAGCTGCTCTCGGCCCGGCACCGCCTCGCCGACGTGGTGCGCGAGTTCGTGCAGGCTCGGAAGGATCCCGAGGCCCTGCGGAAATGGACGAATACCGGCCTCGCCGAAACCTGGGAGCACCAGGCCGGCGAGGGCATGGACGGCTCGCACCTGATCAACCGAGCGGAGCCCTACGGGCCGGACGATCTCCCCGACGCCGTGCGTATCATCACCGGCTTCTGCGACGTGCAGGGCGATCGCCTCGAGGTGCAGCTCGTCGGCTGGGGCCAGGACGAGGAGGCATGGCCCTTCCTCTACGAGGTGATCAGCCTCGACCCGGCCGAACCGCAGGCCTGGCGCGAGCTTGATGCGCTTCGGGCGCGGGTGTTCACGACGACGGCGGGCCGGAAGCTGCGCATCGCAGCGTTCGGCGTCGACGTCGGTGGTCTCAACCACGCGGCCCAGGCGGTCGCCTACTGCCGCCGCCGTCGCGGGCAACGGGTGTTCGCCACCATCGGCCGCGGCGGGAAGTATCCGATCTGGCCTATGCGCTCGTCGCGCTCGAAGGCCAACGACAAGATCTGGCTGATGGGCGTGGATGCCGCGAAGGATGCGATTTACGCCCGCCTGAAGATCGAGCCGCTGGCCCATCCCGAGGACGGGTCGGCGCCAAAGCCTCACCCGGGCCTGATCCACTTCCCGATGGCGGACGGATTCGGGCCCGACTATTTCGCCCAGCTGACCGCGGAACGGCGCGAGGTGCGGCGCCGGCTCGGCCAGCAGGTGGTGGTGTGGGTCACCCCCAAGGGCAAGCGCAACGAGGCGCTCGACACCTTCGTCGGCTGCCTCGCGGTTCGGAAGGCGCTGCCACAGCGGATTGAGCGCGGCCTCGAATACGGGGTCGGCAGTCCGGTCAATGAGCCCGCGGCGCCGCCGCGCCCCGCCTACGTCCCGCCCGCGCACGTGGTCGAAGCCGCGCGCGCCGCCCCCGAACAACGACGACCCGAGCAACCGCAGACCCGGCGGCCCGCGCAGATGCCGCGGCGTTCCGGCTGGCTGTCACCGAGGAGATGACCATGACCACGTCCAAGGCTGACTTCCAGGCGCTCGCCGACAAGGGCGCCGGTTCGCTCATCAAGGTGGGCGGCGTGTGGAGCTACCCCGGCGCGCCGGTGGACACCTCCGGCACCAACCTGCAGCTGCCCGTCGAGTACGTCTCGGACGCCGACGTGCAGGAAGCCCTGCGCGATGGCACGCTCGTCGCCGCGGTCAACGATCCCTACGGCAACGTCAGCGCCGTCCGGATCGCCCAGGAAGGCGTGACCGTCGTCCCGGCCGGCCTCACCGGCACCGCCGAGATGGGCACCGAACTGCCGCCGGGCTCTCGCCCCAAGCACGACGCCGGCCGCCGGGTCGTGACGCAGGCCGAGGCTGAGCGGCAGACGGTCGCCGGACTGCCGGGCGAGGGATCGGAAATCCAGGGCCGCCAGTCGGCAGAGGATCCGAACCGCACCGATGGCCTGACCGGTTCGTTCGGCAAGGAGAAGACCCAGGACGCCGGCGCGCGTCGCGGCCGCTGATCCCGAGAGCCGCCATGGCGCTCGACGTCGTCCAGACGCAGATCCTGACCGCGCGGCTCGCCTCGATCGAGACCGCTATCGCGTCGGGGGTCACGCGCGCCTCCTATGAGGGCAAGTCGACCGAGTTCCGGTCGCTGGCCGAGATGCGCTCGGTGCGGGACGAACTGCGCCGTCAGCTCGGGCTGGCCAGCCGCGGCCGCCGCACGGTCGCGGGCTTCCGGTCTGGGTTCTGAGCCGTGCAGCAGACGAACCTGATCGACCGCGTCATCGGCTATGTGGCGCCCCAGCGCGCCGAGAAGCGGATCGCCGCCCGCCAGCGTATCCAGCGCATGGCGACCGCGCGTAACCTCTACGACGCCGCCACGCTCGGCCGCCGCGCGAACGGCTGGCGCCGGATCTCGACCGACGCCAACGCCGAAAACCGCTACGCCCTGCGCCTCCTGCGCGACGCAGCGCGGGACATGGTCCGGAACAACGCCTTCGCGTTCCGGGCGAAATCGACGATCAGGCATAACGTCGTCGGCGCCGGGATCCTGCCGCAGGTCAAGGCGACCCGGCCCGAGCGTAAGCAGCAGATCACCGACCTGCTGAAGCTGCACTTCGACACCACCGATATCGACGCCGACGGTCGGACCAACCTCTACGGCCTTCAGTCCCTGGTGATGGCCACTGTCGCCGAGGCGGGCGAGTGCCTGATCCGCAAGCGGGTGCGGCGGACGACCGACGGCTATGCCCTGCCATTCCAGATCCAGGTCCTTGAGCCCGATTTCCTCGACACGAACTTCGACGGACCGCTCGCGAACGGCAACACCTGCATCCAGGGGATCGAGTTCGACCTGCGCGGCAAGCGCGTGGCCTACTACCTCTACGATCAACACCCGGGCGCCGTGTTCGGCGGTGCCGTGAGCCTTCCCCGCGGTCGGCGCGTCTCGGCCGATTTCGTCGCCCACATCTACCGGGTCGACCGGCCCGGCCAGGTTCGCGGCGTCTCGTGGTTCGCGCCTGTCATGGTGCGGATGCGCGACTTCGCCGACTACACCGACGCGCAGCTGATGCGCCAGAAGATCGCCGCCTGCTTCGCCGCCTTCATCACCTCGGAGGACGACTTCGACGCCGGCGCGGCGATCGGCGAGGACGGCACGATCAGCGCCAACGACGGCGCGAGCCCGTACCCGGTCGAGAGCTTCGAGCCGGGCATGATCGAGCGGTTGCGGCCGGGCGAAGGTGTCGTTTCTCCGGCTGTTCCGACCACGCAGGATTTCGCGCCTTACTGTTCGACGACCCTGCACGAGATCGCGGCCGGGCTGAATATTCCTTACGAGTCGCTCACCGTCGACCTGAGCGAGGTCAGCTTCATCAGCGGGCGGCTCGGTCGGATTGAGTTCCACACGTCGGTCGACGATTGGCGCTGGAACATGCTGATCCCGCAGATGATGGGACCGCTCACCGCCTGGACCCTGGAGGCGGCCGCCGTCGCCACCGGGTCGAGCGAGCCGTTCACCCTCGGGTGGACGCCGCCGCGGTGGGAGATGCTGGATCCAGCCGCCGAGGTCGCGGCCTCCAGTGCCGCCATTCGTAATGGCCTCACTTGGCGCAGCGAGGAACTGCGCAAGAATGGAATCGATCCGGACGACTGGCTGGCCGGCATGATCGCCGACAACGCCTTGGTCGACGCCAACGGCATCGTCCTCGACTCGGATCCGCGGACCACCACCCTGCGCGGCGCCCAGCAGAAGTCCGACAACGCGAAGCTGCCGGACGCGCTCGCCCCCTGAACACGGACCACAGCATGACCAAGCCACGCAGGCCCGTGAAGGGCACCGGCGCGCGCGCCGACATGCAGGGCACGCGCTCGCTCGTGATGAACGGCGAGCTGATGCTCTACGGCGTCGTCGACAGCTACCTCGACCCCTACGACCCGGTCGGCGCCATCGTGCGCTCGCTCGACGTGATGGGCTCTATCATCGAGCTTGCCGACCAGCCGCGGCTCAGCGTGCGGATCAACTCCCCGGGCGGCAACGTCATGGAGGGCCTGTCGATCTTCAATGCCCTGCGCAATGCGGGCAAACCGATCGACGTGCACATCGACGCCATGGCCGCCTCGATCGCCTCGGTAATCGCGATGGCCGGCGACACGATCACGATCGCCGACACCGGCACGATCATGATCCACAACCCCTGGGACGTGGCCGTCGGTGATGCCGAGGACATGCGCCAGCGTGCCGACGAGATCGACCGGCTGAAGGCGATCGTCGTCGACATCTACGCCAAGCGCACCGGGCTCGACCCGGCCGAGATCGACGCGATGATGACCGCTGAGACCTTCATGTCGGCGGACGATGCGGTCGCGCGCGGCTTCGCCGACGAGGTCGAGCAGGGCTTGGCAATCGCCGCGTGCGCGCGGCTCACCCGAGAGGATCTGGGACGTCTCAACGCCCCGGTGTCGGCCCGCGCGGCGCGCGGCTCGACCGTCACGGCTGCCGCCCCGGCGGTGCAGCCTCAACCTGCGGCCCCCGCCGCGCCCCCCGAGGAGAAGCCCGCGATGGCTGACAACACCCCCGCCGGCGGCTCCGCTGCTCCGGCCGTTCCCGTGCATACCCCGGTCCCCGCTCCGGCGCCGGCCGTCGATCAGGGCGCGCTGCGCCGCGAGGCGACTGAGGCCGAGCGCGGCCGCGTCACCGGCATCCTGGCCGCGGCCCGCTCCGCGCGCTTGGATCCGACCGACGCCTTCGTCACCGGGCTGATCCAGAAAAGCATCGACCTGCAGGCGGCCCGCAGTGCCATCCTCGACCGCTGGTCCGAGACGCAGAACGCCCGGGTGGACAACCCGGCCGGCGGCGAGCGCCCCTCTGGCATCGAGGTCCAGGCCGACGCGGTCGACCGCTGGGCCGAGGGCGCCGAGCGCGGCCTTCTGATCCGCACGGGCCTCGCCCGCGCTGAGGACAAGGACCGCGGCAACGAGTTCGTCGGCCTGACCCTGGCCGAGCTCGCCCGCTCCTCGCTGACCGTCCGCAACATGAAGTCCGGCGGCGAGAACCGCATGGCCATGGTCGGCCGCGCCTTCACCGTCCGCAACAGCGGCCCCGGCTTCCACTCGACCTCGGATTTCCCGAGCATCCTTCAGAACGTAGCCTACCGCGCCGTGCTGAAGGGCTACCAGGAGGTCGACGAGACCTTCCCGCTCTGGACCGGCAAGGGTACCGCGTCGGACTTCCGCCCGATCTCCCGCGTCGACATGGGCCTGTTCCCGTCGCTCGGGAAGGTCGAGGAGGGCGCCGAGTACACCTACGCCACCATGGGCGACACCGGCACCGTGGTGCAGGTCGCGACCTACGGGCGCCTCTTCGCCATCACCCGGCAGGCGATCATCAACGACGACCTGCAGTTCTTCCAGCGGGTGCCGGAGCGGATGGGCCGGGCTGCCAAGCGCACGATCGGGAATCTCGTCTACGCGGTGCTGAACGGCAACCCGACCATGCAGGACGGCGTCGCCCTGTTCAACGCGGCGCACGGCAACCTCGCCACGGTGGCAGGCGTCCCGAACGTCACCAACCTGGCGGCCGCCATGGCGGCCATGCAGGTGCAGACGGACACGAGCGGAATCGGCACCGGCGGCGGCGTCATGCCGAAGTTCGTGCTGACACCGCCCGCCCTGTGGATGCCGGCCAAGGTGGCGATCACCTCAGCGAACTACCCGGGCGACCCCGCCTCGGTGGCCAACCCGATCCGGGACATGTTCACCCCGATCGCCGACAGTCGCCTGAGCGGCACGTCCTGGTACATGGCGGCGGATCCGAACCAGCAGGACACGATCGAGGTGACCTACCTCGACGGCGTCGAGGAGCCCTTCCTCGACCAGAAGGACGGCTGGACGGTCGACGGCACCGAGATGAAGGTCCGGATCGACGCGGGCGTGAAGGCGCTCCACTGGCGCGGCCTCTACCGCAACGTCGGCGCCTGATCGCCGCGCGGCCGGCCGCCATAGCCGGCCGCACCCTCACCCATC